GTATTTTCTTTTAAAATTTCGGTTTCTCTATTTTTATATATTTATATACACAACATAACCTAATGTATAATAATGGGAAAAGAATTTAAAAAGAAATATATGCATCCAACTCGTAGAAAGTTGGTAGATATGGTTCAGACAGGAAAGTATGATAAAAATACAACTGTTGGTTGGACTAAAAAGAAAGAATCTCATAAAGTAGGTGATGTTTGGGAAGATGAACATAGTAAATATGAACAAAAAGAAGGCTATGTTTTAAAAACGGGTAAAAATTCTGAAGCATTACAAGAAATCAGAAAATATCTCGAAGAAAAATCAAAATGTAAAAACTCTGAGTGTAAAACTATTAAAAAATCTGCAAAAGATTTGAAGTTTATACAGAATGGTGGGTTTTGTATGAATTGTACATCGATAAGAGAAACCGAATTAAGAGCGGTTGGATTATTTCAAGAATATCAAGATTATAAGATATTTACTCGTATGATTGTGTTTGGTAAAACAAAATTAGAAGAATTAAAACAATCACTAAAAGATATCAAACCATTTTATGAATATGTAAATGAAGATGGAACGGTTGAAAAGTGGGAATTACCAAATTCGATTGAAGATACAAAAAAAGATATTCAAGAAATGATAGATAATGGGACAAAAGAAATCGAAGAGTTAGAAAACAAAAGAATTAAGGCCTTCGATATATTAAAGGAAAAAAATTATGAGCATTTTATTTAGTTTACTATCAAAAAGATGGAAAGAATTATTTATCCTACTATTAATAGGAGTTATCTTTTTAATGAGAGGATGTGGAACGGATTTCGAAGATAAAGAAATTGTAAATGTAGATGGTAAAGATTATGAACTAATCAAACAAGAAACTGATACAATTTACGTTGAAAAAGAAGTTAAAGTAACAAAGTATGTACCAAAGTACATTACAAAAGAAGTAATTAAAGAAGTTGAAATACCAATAGATGTGGATTCACTTGCAATTATTAAAGATTACTTTTCTAAAATAACAGTAAAAGATACATTGAACTTAACTTATGAGTTCCCAACAGAAGTAACTGATTCATTAGGAGCAAAACCAGATAGTAGTTTAGGATTTGGTATTCTTACTGATGTTATTTCACAAAATAGAATCGAATCAAGAGAAATTGATTGGTTCTTCAAGATTCCAACTGTTTACAATACTACCATTGTAAAAGAGTTACCTAAAAACGAATTTTATTATGGTTTCGGATTAGGAGTTGACCAAACAAATGGCTTTGGTAACTTAAGTGTTAATGGATTGTTAAAAACTAAGAAGATGAATATCTATGGATTGAATGTAGGTTTATCTAATCAAGGTGGAGAATACAAACCATTCGTTGGAACATCTCTCTATTGGAAAATAGGAAAAAAATAAAAATGGCTAAACAGAGTTTAAAGGAAATAATTAAACTTGAGTATCAAAAATGTGCACAAGACCCAATCTACTTTATGAAAAAGTATTGTATGATTCAGCATCCTGTGCGAGGTAAGATTCCTTTTCACTTATATCAGTTTCAAGAAAGAACTTTAGACCAATTCGCAGAACATCGTTATAACATTATCCTTAAATCTCGACAAACAGGTATCTCAACCTTAACTGCGGGATTTTCACTTTGGAAAATGTTATTCAATCAAGATTTTAATGTATTAGTAATTGCAACTAAACAAGAAGTTGCCAAGAACCTTGTAACGAAGGTTCGTGTAATGAATCAGTACTTACCATCATGGTTAAAACAAACAACAGTAGAAGATAACAAACTATCCTTAAGATACTCGAATGGTTCTCAGATAAAAGCAACTTCAGCCGCTGGTGATGCTGGTCGTTCTGAAGCATTATCCTTATTGGTATTTGATGAAGCTGCATTTATTGATAAGATTGAAGATATTTGGATATCAGCACAATCTACCTTATCAACGGGTGGTAATGCAATTATTCTTTCTACACCAAATGGTGTCGGAAATTTCTTTCATAAAACTTGGGTAGGTGCTGAAGAAGAAGAAAATGGATTCAATCCAATCAGATTACATTGGAGTGTTCATCCTGAAAGAAATCAAGATTGGAGAGATGAACAAGAAGTACTATTAGGAGTAAAGGGAGCAGCACAAGAATGTGATTGTGATTTCGTTTCTTCTGGTGATACTGTGATTGACCCTCAACTTCTTATGTTCTATAAAGAATCCTTTTGTCAAGAACCAATAGAGAAAACAGGATTCGATGGAAATCTTTGGAAGTGGGAATATCCCAACTATAATAAAACATATATGGTAGTTGCGGATGTTGCTCGTGGAGATTCAACTGATTATTCAGCATGTCATGTTATAGATGTTGAAGAAGCTTCACAAGTTGCAGAATACAGAGGTAAATTGGATACTAAAGATTTTGGAAACTTTTTAGTTTCATTGGCAACTGATTACAATCAAGCACTATTAGTAATTGAGAACGCAAATATTGGTTGGGCAGTTATACAACAAGTAATTGATAGAGGATATGGAAATCTTTTCTACATGAGTAAAGATTTAAAGTATGTAGATGTTGAACATCAATTACATAATAAATATAATAGAGAAGAAAGAGGAATGGTTGCAGGATTTAGTACAACATCTAAAACTCGACCTTTGATTATATCAAAGTTGGATGATTATTTTAGAGATAAATCGGTAACAGTTCGTTCAACGCGATTAATTGATGAATTGTTTACATTTATATGGAGAGGAAATAGAGCCGAAGCCATGAGTGGATACAATGATGATTTAACAATGTCATTATCTATTGGATTGTGGGTTAGAGATACTGCACTTAGATTAAGACAAGAAGGAATTGATTTAACAAAACAAGCATTAGGTGGTATTGGAGCACATTCATTGGATGTAGTTGGTATGGGATTTGGTGGTAATTCTTCAATGGAAGATAATCCTTGGAAACAAAGGGTTGGTGATAGAGATGAGGATTTAACTTGGTTAATTAAATAATTGTATATTTATATAGTAAGGAGAAAAATATTATGATTTCAATGAAAAAATTAATTAGTGAAAACGAAACAGAATCTTATTGTAATGAGTATTTCGTAGAAAATTACGATGATATTAAAGAATTCTGTGAATTCATGGAATCGTATAAATCTGATATTAACGAAGCAGAATACCAAGGAAGAAAAGTAAAACTTGGTAAACCAATGCAAGGTGATGTTAAAAAATTCAAAGTATATGTTAAAAATCCTCAAGGTAATGTAGTAAAAGTAAACTTTGGTCACAAAGGTAAGGGAAATGAAAAGACGATGAAAATTCGTAAGAATAATCCAGATGCAAGAAAAGCATTTAGAGCAAGACACAATTGTGATTCACCAGGTCCAAGACACAAAGCTAGATACTGGTCATGTAGAAAGTGGTAAAATAAAATTAAAAGGTTATAAAATTAAATTAGGAACAAGATGGCAGATACTTCATTTTTTGGTAGATTAACGAAACTCTTCAGAGCTCAAGCAGTTGTTACTGTCGATAAAGATGGTAAGAGAAAAGTTGTTGATACCGATGAAAGACAACAAACAAATTTATCTTCTCTAAGAGATAGATATACGAAACTACAAAAAAGTTTCTATGAACAAGCAGGTGGTGCTCAATCAATGGCATACCAACAAGTTCGTAGAGAAGTTTTTAGAGATTACGATGCAATGGATAATGACCCAATATTAGCATCAGCTCTTGATATTTACGCAGATGAATCAACACTAAAGAACGAATTTGGTGATACTCTTATGATTCATTCTGATAATCAAAAAGTACAAGATTTACTTACAAACTTATTCTATGATATTCTTAATGTTGAATTCAACTTATGGCCATGGGTAAGAAATATGTGTAAGTATGGAGATTTCTTCTTAGGTTTAGAAATCGCTGAAGGTAAAGGTATTGTTAATGTAACACCTCATTCAGTTTACAACACAGAAAGATTAGAAAGAACAGACCCTTCGAATCCAAATTCAGTAAAGTTTAAAATTACTGAGGACCCGAATGGTAAAGAACAATATGAAAACTTTGAAGTTGCTCACTTTAGATTATTAGCAGATACAAACTGGTTACCATATGGTAAATCTATGATTGAGAATGGAAGAAGATTGTGGAAACAATTATCTCTAATGGAAGATGCTATGTTGATTCACAGAATCATGAGAGCACCAGAAAAAAGAGTTTTCAAAATTGATATAGGTAATATCCCTCCTACTGAAGTTGATAACTACATGCAGAGAATTATGAACAAAATGAAAAAAGTTCCTTTTGTTGATAGAAATACTGGTGATTACAACTTAAAGTACAATATGCAAAACCTAACAGAAGATTTCTATCTTCCTGTTCGTGGTGGTGATAGTGGAACATCAATTGATAATCTTGCAGGATTAGAATATGCTAGTATTGAGGATATCGATTATTTAAAAAATAAATTATTTGCAGCATTAAAAATTCCAAGAGCTTATTTAGGATATGAGGAAAATGTAAATGGTAAAGCAACTCTTGCCGCTGAAGATGTAAGATTTGCAAGAACAATTGAAAGAATTCAAAGAACAGTAATTTCAGAATTATCTAAGATTGCAATAGTTCATTTGTACTCACAAGGAATTCAAGATTCAGAAATGACTAACTTTAGTTTACAATTAGTAAACCCATCTACAATTTATGAACAAGAAAAAGTAAACTTGTGGAGTGAGAAGATTAGATTGGCTCAAGATATTCAAGGTCTTAATATGTTATCCAAAGATTGGGTATATGAAAACATCTTTAAACTAAGTGGTGGTGAACAAGATGAACAGAGAGTTAGGATGTTGGATGACTTAAAAGATAGATTTAGATTCCGTTCTATTGAAGATGAAGGTTCAGACCCTGCACAAGAAGATGAAGAACCAGATGATATAGAAGAACAAATTGAAAATATCAAACAAGAAATTAAAGATAAAGGTGGTAGACCAAGAGAGGGTGGAACTTATAAAAAAGATAAACATCCACTTGGTAGAGACCCACTCGGTGATGATGAAAGAACGAAAAAACGTTCAAGAACTTCTGAAGATAAGGCAATTAAATATATTAATGGTATAGCTGCTAAAAGGAAGTATTTACACGAAATGAAAGGTATGTTAGATGAAAATAATATACTTGACCAAGAATAATTTAGTTTAACTTTTATAATTTTATATTTATATTAGGGAATTTTTACTATATCATAATAGGAAACAAATAAGATGAGAAAAATAAAACATTCAAAATTTAAGAATACTGGTTTCCTTTTTGAGCTTTTAACTCGACAAATTACCGTTGAAATACTTAATGGTAGCGAGGAAAAGTCAAAAGGAATCATCAAAGAATTCTATGGAAGAGGAACTGAGCTATCAAAAGAACTCAGATTATTCAACCTACTTATAAACGAAAAATACAATACAGATTCAAAGGCTGAAAAGTTTATTGATGCTATTTTAGAAGCACATACTAAAATAAATTATACAAAACTTCAACGAGAAAAGTACAATCTTGTTAAATCCATCAAGGAGAACTTCGAAATTAATAATTTCTTATCTTCCCCGGTAACAAACTACAAAATTTTAGCTTCAATTCATAAACTTTTTGAAGGTAAAAAGAATGATATTCTTGATGTTAAGGACGTATTCGATTCTAAAATCACTCTTGTAGAACACATCTCATCTAATTCCCAAAATTCAACAGGTGTTAAGCAAGATAAATTAGTAGAAGAATATAGAAAACAAGAGAAGGACCTAAGGTTGTTGACATATAAAATACTTGTTGAAACTTTTAACAAAAAATATACTACTCTAAATGAATCACAGAAGAGTTTATTAAGAGAATATATTAATAACGTAACTAATACATCAAAGTTTAACGAGTATTATGATTCTCAATTAGTCGAAACTATTACTACTTTACATGGTATGTACAAGAGTATGAAGGATAAGATTACAAAAATCAAGTTGAGAGAAACAATTAATGTTCTTAAAAAACAAAAAATTGGTAAAAAGATTACCGATGAACAAGTTTCAGCTTTGATGATGTCTTATGAATTGATTAAGGAGATAAAAAATGTCAATGAACGAAAATCTTAAAGAGTATTTAGATGAATTAATTCAAGAAATTGAAAAAGAACTTGAAGAGGCCACTACAACAGGTAATGTAGCTGGTTACCAAACCCCTAAAGCATTCTCTGATAAGGGTAAATCTGATAAAAAAAGAAAGAAAAAAATCGCAACTGCACTTGGTTATAGTGTAGTAGGTGATGATGTTGATAACATCTCTGAGGCAATCAAAGGTAGAAACAACAAAACAGGTGAATCCTTTGGAATGGTTATCGGTTCTGATAAACAAGGTAACAATGGATACGAACTTACCGTAAGAAAAATGTACAACTCAAGAATAAGTTCTTATGGATTTATTTTTGATAAAGATTCTAACCTAACTGATATTCGTGATTATGGATATTCATTAGATGGTAAATTTCCTGATATGAAAGGTCATGCAAGTTCAACATCAGTAAGACCTAACAAAAGAGAAACTATTA